ATGACTCGGCAGCGGAGCGCGATCCGGCGGCGCTTGAAGCGTGATGTTGCCGATAGACTCAACCGACCGAATCCCGGCCACCTCAAGCGTCAAGGCAACCACATAGATCCCGGCTGGCAGGTTTGCCGTCTTTTCGGGCGCATAGGTGGCGGTTGCCGTTGTATCCGATACTGACAGCGGAACCGTGACAACCTCGCCAGTGTCAATGCTGCGGAAATGAGCCGAACCTGTAGCGCCTGACGTTACAGTTGCCGTAAATTCGATGGATTCGCCGCAGAATGCGCGGGAGGGTAAAGCTGCCATGTCGATGACTCGACAAAACAAAGCCTGATTTCAAGGGCTTTTGGTCAATCGGCTACGAAATCGAGAGTATATTCGCGCTCTTTACCTCGATCTGGCAGGTTCTTGGCCGCATATTCAGAGTATTTTTTGGCAATCGTGGCAAAGGCAATGTCAAGCTTCTTGGCGGCAGCGATATTGTAAACGCGAACGTCGAGCGGTTCGTTTCGGTCGCGCTTGTCCTTTTTATCAAAGAACTCATAAAAGCTCCCGTCTTGTCCTTTCTTCAGCGTCACCTTCTCAATCAGCAGGCGCTGGAAATATTCCGGCGTATAACCGTGGCCGCTTGGGAAATGCATGTAATTATGCGGATAGGTGGAAGATTTGCGATCTTGGCGCAGGGCCGCGTTCTGGTAGATCATGCTCTTGCATTCGTGAGTGCCGATCTCGAAAAACGTCCCTCGCTTTTCCCGCTTCGGCTGCGAGACAATCGGCTTGCCAAGCACGGTCGAGCCGAAGATCGCAAAGACGCCTCGAGCCTGTCGGACCTTGGTAAAGGCTAGCACTTGGGCCTGCCGGTATTTCGAGTCGATAAAGACGGAGGCAGCTCGCAGCACCTTGCCGCACGGGTGCAGGAATTCGGTCTGAAGCAGCGTATCGAGCTTTTGCCACACTTCCGGCTCCATCGTGCCCCCGCTCAGAATGTGATACCCTAGTCCCCACGTCTGGCCGTTGATGCCATGGCCGACAAACTCAAACTCCAAACGGTCGCCTTGAACATCGCAACCTCCGGTGACAACCAGCACCCCGGCAGGGATCTTGAACTGGTTTTCAGTGACGCGATCCAAATAATCGTAGGCTTCTTGAGCAAGGCCCACCGGATCCGGCATCTCTTCCTCGGGCGCCTGGTAAGTTTCAGCGTCGAAGGTGTTGATCAAGACTCGCTTTGCCTTCTCGCGATTGTCTGCCGCCTCGATTTTCAACTCCTCGACCGCAGCCCAATGGAGATGGCTCGCGAAGCCCTTCTGCGGCGGGTGCGGTGACATCATTCGGGATCCGTGGAAGCCTGCGATTCCATTAAACGGGCGCGTTGCCTGCCATCTGCCGTTCCGAATCATCTCCATGCGCTCCGCATCAGAGATCCGACACTCGCTTTCGGGGCATTCAATCCACGCATCCTCGGGCTTGTCTCGATCATATCGGAGCTGGCGGCGATGTAGCACAAACTCCTTGCCGCAATGGGGGCAGGGCGCGATCCAGACCCGCCAATCAGATTGGAGCATCAGCGCCTCGATCTTGCTCTTGCCTTTGACGCTAGGATAGCTAGCCGCAATCTTGATCGTGTCAGCATATTCGGAACCTCGAACCCAGAAGATTTCGAGAGGGTCGCCTTCGTCGCTTTCGGTCGATTCAATGGCGTCGATCTCGTCCGCGAAAAGAAAGTTTCCCTTTGCCCTCCGCATTTCACCTGGGGCATTGGAACCAAAGGCATTGACCAAACCACCAGGGAAAAGCTTGTGGAGGATTGTATTGCCGCTTTTCCTGCGGCCAGAATCGTCGCCGATCAGCGAGGCAAGATCCGGCGTCGGATTGACCAGCTCTCCCATCAGCGTCTCCTTTGACCATTTCTCGGTTTGCGAGATGGTCGGATACATGACCAGCACGCGTCGAGGCGCTTCAGCGATGCTATGGCCGATTTGGTTCATAACCACCTCCGTTTTGCCCATCCGGCTAGCGAGCATGTAAACCGTCATCTGCACGCGCGGATCATAGGGCGCTTCCATCATCTCCCTTTGGTATGGCGCGAAATCAAAGCGAAAGCGCCTCCCGCCTTCCATGCGCCTGACCTTCTCCGACCATTCCGGCGCGGTCATCGTCCGCTGGAATCGGAACGCACGCTCTAAGTGCCTGAGAGTCCCTCGGTAATACCGATCAAGTGCCGCCTCATTCATTTTTTGGAACCGTCAAACAGGTTGCCCGTGACTCAACAATGCTGGAGCCAGTGTTACCAATTGAGAGAATTGCGTCTCCGTGCCTCGCGAAAAGGTCAAAACCGCCGCAGTTGGCAGTGCAACGCTAGCCGCGTCGAGCAATCGCAGCACCTTGGAAGTGTCGAGCGTCATTGTCACGCCGATTGGGCCGATGAAAGTCTCGGAAACCGTGATCGCCGGATTCACTCCCACGGCGGTGCGCTTGACCTCGATCTTGATCGTCTCTCCGGTCGCATCTCTAGCCACCAAGAACTCTCCCGGCTCGATGTCTTCAAGCGCCGTTTCGATCTGATACGTTGAAACATCCGCCGAAAGCCACATCGTGCCGGTATCGGTCGCGGTCCTGATCTGGAACTTTCCGGCATCCGGCATCCTCGAAATGGTGATGCGGTCATTCTGCGCAACGCTAACGCTCCCGGTCGCCACGTTTGCCACGGTAACGGCAGCCTCGCTAATGTTCGATGCGCTAGTCACGGCGACCAGCGTTTGCAAAGTTAGGTCAATCTCGACCGTCTCGACGTTGGAAGCGCCGCCAGCGATGAGCGTAAGCGCACGATTCGTCATCGTCCCGAAGGCGGAATGGGCAATCGTGAAGTCTGCTCTCGCTCCGTTGCTGCGGAAAGTGATGGTGAAAAGGCCATCTTTTCCCGTCACATCGACACCACCAGCGGAAACGATGGCAGATAGGCGGTTGAGCGCGAGGCCAAGCAAATGAGCGTCAATCCCGGCAGCGGGAAGCTCGACGGTGGAAGCGCCCCAGGTGATCGACCAATCGCCAGACGCAATCGGAACGGGCTTTTCCAGCGCAAGGGAAAGGCTCAACGTGTCACTGCTGGTAATCTCCAAATGATCCGCGATTAGCTCGACGCTGAGACTGTCGCCGGGGCGAATCGCGTCAGGCAATCCCCGCACCTGTCCGTTGTTATCGTAGCGCAATCTGAGCATGTCGGACGCCTCCACAAAACGGAGCGCAAAATCAAGTTGAAAATCCCCGTTGTTTTGTGGAGTCATCGACATGCCCGACTCTCCCGTCATCTCTGGCGTTGCCGATCTGCCTAAATTCTATTTTGCAGAGGGCGCTCCCTTTAGGTTGACGCTTACTCTCGGCGCAGAGTTTTCGATGACGGGGAAATTCGTCACCTTCGGAATGCGTGCGCGATCCGGCACGGTGCGGCGAGTTTTCGGGACAGATTCCGGCGAGTCGAATCTAACCATCGCGGGGCAGGTTATCACGCTCAACATCGCCACTAGTGACGCAACTGTCCCGGCCTTTGCATCTGGTTGGACCTTGGAAGATGTCCAAGCCAAGGGCGAAACCGAATATTGGGTGGATATCTCCGCGACCGAAGGCAGTGACGTTCTCTTGCGCCTTCAAGGCCAAGCCGATTGGGTGGCACCTGGATCTGACATCGCAGAATCTTCCGCCGTTGTCGCCTCGCCAAGCATCGATGTAAACATCACCAGCGGTGCGGTATCGGCATCGGTTGCAGTTATCGGAGGCGGCGGCGATTTGTTCGGGCCAGCCAGCGCGACCGACAATGCGATTGCCCGATATGACCTAACGACCGGGAAACAAATTCAAAATTCTGGCATCACCATAGCGGACGGCGCTTCCGGCACACTGGCGGGTAGCAATTCCGGCGACGTTACGCTAGCAGGAACTCCCACCTATCTGACCATTGCGAATCAAGTCATCACGCGCAGCAACGTGAATTTGTCATCGCATGTCACCGGCACGCTTCCAGTTGCTAACGGAGGCACTGGGCAGACCGCTTTAAGCTCAATCGACGCCGCCGATTTTGGTTCGGGAGCCGCAGTGGATAATTACATTTTGGCAGCCGACGGTTCAAGTGGCGCCGCTTGGGAGTCGCCAGCCGCATTAGGTATTGTCGCCACAAATTCAAGCGCATCATTAAAAGACCTCGCGCTTAATCCTGACGCCTTGACGGGGAGTCTTGCAACGAGCGCGCTGAATGTAACGCAGACTTGGAATACGACGGGCAATCCGACCTTGCTGAAAGGCTACGTCACCAATACCGCAAGCGGATCAGGTGCAAAACTCCTCGACTTAGGGGTTGGCGCGACAACTCGACTGAACCTTGATGCGTCGGGTCATCTTTGCACCAACACGGCCGACGATTATGCGTCTTTCGGGTTTTTAAACTCGGCTCGCGGGATCGGTTACAGTAGCGCAAATGAAAAGATGCTAATGTATGCCAATGCTTCTGGAATCGTTAACGCAGGGGTTGATTCTAACGGTCTTTTTTTACCTGACGGAGGAAACCTTTCATGGTCTAGTTCCGGCTGGTCTAGCGCCAGTGATCTCTTTTTATCGCGAGCCGCGGCTGCAACCATCCAGCTAGGAGTAAATCATGCTACGACAGCAATTCGCCAAACGATTAAAGGTTGCAATGCGACCACCGGAAACGGCGGCGAGCTAGTTCTAAGGGCCGGAACTGGAACTGGAGGCGCAGTCGGAACTCAAGGCGTTTGGCTTGGTGTCCCGTCCGCAAATGCTTTAAAGCAATACGATTTCAATGGAGCTAACTTAGGCGGGTTTTTCAACGAGTCGCTTCGTGGTAGTCTGCGGTTTGCTGGGGGGTCTGGCGGTGACGTGACACTTACAAGCAACTCAAGTAACGGCAACATTGAATTCACTCCCAACGGGACCGGCAGGGTAAAGTTTGGCACTTTTACCACCCTCACGTCTCACACCGCATCGGGCTACATCGAAATCAAGGATGCAGGAGGAACCACTAGAAGGCTTGCTGTTATTGCCTAAGTTTATGAATATCTCAATCACCCTCAATACAGAACAAACCGCAGCTCTTGATGAGCTGCTCGCTAGCCATAACGCGGGCTTGGAAGCTCCGGTTTCGGCGGAAGCTTACCTACAGACCGTCCTGCTTGGAATCATCAACGACAAGGTCGAGCGGCAATTTGAAGCGACCGCCAACAATCTAGTCAAAGCATCGAAACAATTGACTTATGAATCAAGAATTGCCCTCATTGCCCAAGTTCAAGCAGCCATTGAATCCTGAGATTTCATTGCAACAAGCGGAAGCCATTACCGAGCTTGATGCCCTATTGCATCCCGCCATCCTGCCGGCATTCCTGCAAACGGCAAGTCGCGATCAGTGGCGGAAGATCGCCTATTACATGGACGCGCTTAAAGAGCTTCTACCGCAAATGCAAAACGGCAAATAACCGTAAATAAGGATTTCCAATTATGAAACTCTTCTTCGACCTCAGAATTGATCGGCTAGTTGCCGCACCTGGGCAGGATTCTGTCATTACCGGTCTGGCCGGCAAGTCTGGAGACGGCGCGACTCCCGTCCAGCTCATTTTCGGGCGAAGCTCAGACCCAACAAGCACGACCTCGATTGTCGAAGCGCCAACCTGGACGCCGGAAAACCTGCCTGGTGGAACGGTAATCAGGATCGGTATTAAGGAGGAAGGCGAATATAGCGACGGCACGCTTCTGGCGTCAAACTCAACGTGGACTCACAACGCTGGAACCTACACTTACACCGGATCGCTTGACCTCAATACGAACGAGATCGACACGGCACTCGGTCGCGACGATGCCAACGCCGGCAACGACGTTGCTAGCCTCGCTTGTAGTTTTGAGCTGACCTATCAACCCAGCGGATCAGGCGGATGGCGCAGCTCTGTCGAGCCTGTCGAGTTTACGATCTACCACGACATCCTCGTAGGCGATGAAGCCACGCCAACAAACGCAGGAGACCCGACGCAATACCTTCTCAAGGCAAGCGGCATCGAATGGCTTCCTACGGTCACAAGTCAAACTGGAGGGACTGCTGCCGATCTTGATGCCATTGCAACGGTGAGCGTGACCGTTGGAAAGGCGGTTATGTTTAAAGATGCGGACACATCAAATCTCATCCGCCTTTACCAACTGATAGCAAGCACGGACGCAGAAAGCGCACCGACGACCATTCGACCGGATGACTATAACGCATCGACCAACGCAAAGGTCTGGCGCAACTTTCCGCTCGATGTGGCAGTCATCGCTGAACCGGTAAATGGCCTTTCCTCCTCAATTGCCAACGAGGTGGTTTTGTTCAACGGCACGGATGGCAAGCAGCTAAAGCGAGCGACCACGACCGGCATTGCAAAACTGACAAGCGGCGTCCTGTCTGCCGCTACCGCCGGAACCGATTACGCTACCGGAGGCGCTATCGGCAGCTCAGGGTTGACGATGTCAACGGCACGGCTTTTGGGGCGCACCACGGCCTCGACAGGCGCAGTGGAGCAAATCACTGTCGGCACTGGCTTGACGCTCTCAGGCGGCAATCTCAGCTCAACGGTGGGGCTTGAGGCGCTTCCTAGCGGCGTCGTTACGCTCTCAACCGATACGAGCTTGATCGTCGGTTCTCACGACAAGAAATACATCGAATGCGGCAGCGGAGTATCGACGGTCACAATTTCCCCGCAGGCCGATACCACTTGGGTGCAAGATAGCCATTTTTGGATTGTAAACCGGAAATCATCCGGCTCCGTTACTCTCGCGGAAGGGTCTGGCGTGACATTGATTTCCCACGGAAGCACCACCGGATCGATTTCTTTGGCGCATACCGAAAACCCTATCCATCTTTGGCGCAGTAATACCAATGAATGGA